GACTAACATTGTGGAAGGGCGTGAACAACGCATTCACATGATGACACCGGGCGCGGATCGGTGGAAGGAACGTTCTAGGTTTTACCCCGGCATAGCACAAGCTATGGCGGAACAATGGGGCGGGCTATCGCCTATCAATAGAAGGAATGCAGCATAATGTTTGCAATCGTGCACAAGGGCAAGGCGGCAACGCTTGAGCGGCTTTATGAAGCTGAAGGACGCCAGCCACCGTTTAGCATGGGATCGGCAGAGTTGGGCGCATATCTCGCCGCGCCAACTGCACAAGAGGCGCGTGCATTGTTCATTCACTATTTTGGGTTCACATGGAAAGAGCGTGCGCCCAATATCGAATGCGGGCGCATGGTGGCGGCTAGACGCTAACGGGATCGCTAGGGGCATGGTGCGCCATGCCTCTTACGATACTGCTAGAGGTATCAGAAACGGAGACAGGACTATGACACTAACAGAACTGCACAATAAGGGCCGCATTGCCGCCAATGAAGCCGCAATCGCGGCCAACGCAAAGTTAGGTGACGAACGGTCACGCGGCTTTGATTGCGGCTTTGCATGGATACACGCGCCAACGGTGCGCCCGAATACCAATGCGGGCAAGGAACTAATGGCGCTTGGATTTGACCGGCATTACAAGGCGGGCGTGCAACTTTGGTATTCCAAGCTGCATGACGTTCCGACTCAATCAATCAGCGTGCACATTGCTGCCGTGCAAGCATATGCGGAAGTTATGAAAAGCAATGCGCTAGGCATTCGCTTTGAAACTGGATCGCGTTACGACTGAATCGCTAGGGGCATGGTGCGCCATGCCTCTTACGATACAGTCAAGTATCAACATGAAAGGAACTGCAATGGCTAAGACTGCAATAATCAATTTAAGGCTATTGGCCGCAACTGCGCTAATGGTGTCGAAAGAGGAAGCGCGGCCTTATCTGCGCGGCGTTTTGATTGAGGTAACGCATAAGGGCGTTTATTATGTGGCAACGGACGGGACTGCTATGCTTGTCTCGTTCCGGGGTGCAGATGACGCGCAATGCACGGACTGGAATGAACCGGTGCAGATGATCATTCCCACGGATGAATGCAAGCGGGCCAAGCTGAAGCGCACCGGATCAGAAGACGGCACGCTAACGCTGCATGATGACGGCTCGGTTACGATTCAGCATGACATAACCTGGACGTTCAAGCCGATTGACGGGCAATACCCCGACTGGCGGCGGATCGTGCCGCGTGAAGTGGACAAGGATGAAATGATCGGGCAAGCGCATTTCAATTATGATTATGCCATGCGCTTTCAATCCTTTGGCGAAAAGATGGAGCTAGGCCGCGCGACTATCAATCAGCGGGACGGATCAAGCCCCATGCCGGTCACGTTTGGCGGCGTGCATGACAGCGCGGGCCTATCCTTTGGCATATTCATGCCCTTGCGCGGATCAACACCCGTTTGGAAAGCGCCGGACTGGATTGACACCGGCCCCGCGCCTGAAGCTGAAGCCGAAGAAACGTTCTAACGGGATCGCTAGGGGCATGGTGCGCCATGCCTCTTACGATACTGCTAGAGAAAGGAACTACAATGAGACAGGAACTTGTGAACGGCATTAAAGAAGCGGGCTTTGAATTGTATATGCGCAATCTCAATGACCGCTATGGCTACTATACAGACGGCAGCAACATTGGCTACATTCAAGAGTCATGGTCCGGCAACTATGATCTGTCAACGGTGCATGTCCCTAACCTGGATAGCGGCAGCGGCTATCAAGTTGAACGCGGCGGCAATGACTACTTGACGAAAGAGATATTGCAACGGGCATTCGCAATTCAACCGGCGGGCTTTTATGGGCCAAGGCCGCGCAAGTGGAAGGATTGGGCAGCGTTCAACAATGCTGATAGTTGGAACAAGCAATTGGCTAAGGTGTAACCATGAAGTATCAGGACATTGATCCAACTGCGCCCAACTACAAGCGCACCATATCACGGGACAAAGCGGCGTGGGAAGCCGCGCACGCGCGTATTGCCGCTCTATACGCGCGTGCGACAATCAACGCCATGGAAACCTTTCTTGGCGATACCCCGCCCAAGGGCAATGGGCATTTGAAGGAGTCAGACATATGAACCTGGATGAATACCGCGCCGCATTCCGCGACAAGTTGAAGTGGAACGAAGAAACGGAAGAACAATTCGATTACGGGCTTGGGGTGTTGCCGCCACTGGCTTGGAATAGTTTGGGCTTCTTAGTTGGGGAGCCTTACGACTTCCGCAACTGCACCATAAGTGGCGAAGGGCGGCAGACGTTCACCGCGCACGCCAAGGTTAGTGGCAAGCATTATGTGGCGTCTATGCCTCTTACCGTGGCCGAATGGAAAGCCATGACGCCGCAAGACATAGCCGCCTAACGGGATCGCTAGGGGCATGGTGCGCCATGCCTCTTACGATACCGCTAGGTATCTAAACAGGAAAGGAACTGCAATGAAGAAGACACCAAGAACGATTAGCCGCACCGCATTCTGGAACGCCATTAAAGACGGCTGGAAAACCTGGGGCTATGCGTCATCTACCATGTGGAACCCGGAAACCAAATGCGGTTGCGCGTTCGGTGTTGCCGGTAAAAAGCTGCGCATTGATCCATGGACGCTGGCTGAAGCCGTGGGCAACCTGAAGCCGCGCGTTGACCTTGGCGGGCGTATCATGTCCGCCAGTGACAAGGCTGGCAGCAAGGAAAAGGCGCTGGAATGGGTGCGCAAGACTATTATGAAGGATTGGCCACCGCGCAAGCGCATAACGGTCTAACGGGATCGCGTGAGGCATAGGCGCGTTGTCTATGCCTCATACAATACTGTTAGAAAGGAACTGCAATGAGTACAAGCGAAACACACAAGCGCGTCATTGAATATAAATTCGGCGGGCGGCGCAACGGCAAATCAGAGGCGGCGCGGCAAGTCATTGCCCACCGACTCGCCCTGGGTGAACCTTTGCCCAACTTACCAAAGGAAACTTTAGAATGGATTAGGAAACGCTATGGTCTTCCAAAAGTTCGACGTTAGCGGCTATCGGGCCAACTGGCAGGAAAATTTCCTGCGGGAGCTATACAAGGGCAAGCAAAAATGTTGGGACGTTCGCCGCCCCGATCAGCGAATCCGGCTGCAATCAATCGCCAACGGAATTAAACAATGGCTGGACACGCTGCCGGACGAATATGAAGTTGGCACCACTGACATGGTGCGCCAGCTAGTGCCGGTGGCATGGGAGAAGGGTGATCAGGACTTCATCATGTTCGTGATCCGGCGCGTTGAACGCTGCCGCTACTCTCGACTGCTCAACGGCTATTTCTTTTCCGTGCCTAACCCGCGCTCGAAACGCGGACACAACTTTTACAAGTATCACAAGCAAAGGATGACACCATGAAGCGGATTGATATGGGCAGTTGGTTAGCGCAACTGAAGCACGCCGCATGGCGTCAACAGCTAATTCACAATGATCTGATTGGTGCCGGGTTCTTATGGGACGGCATGGACGGCTATACCGCGCCGCCGGGATCGGAAGCAAAATTCCTAGAGATCGTCACAAAGGAGCGAAGCCATGACTGACACCGAGATATTCCAAGCATGGGCCAACAAAGCCCACTGGATTGACTGGACGCGCCGGAAAGACCGTGCGCCCTGGCTGGCGGATCGCGTCAAGGACGTATGCGACATTCTGGCAGAAGGCGAGTTGTTAAGCACATCAAAGCTAGTGGAATCAATGTTCCCCGGCTTGGATGACTACGGCAAAGCCTATGCATCCAACGGCCTTAACTTCTGCCGTAAAAATAAGTTACTTGACGGCTATTGGCAGCAAGCGGAAAAGAAGGGCGCTCACACGTTTGGCCACAAGGCAATTCGCTGGAAATGCCCGCCGGACACTGGAACAGAGGGGTTGGAAGACGTACTATGACCGGCAAACTTACGCTTGCAATGCTCAAGAAAGCCCACCGCATTTTAGAGGCGGCGGACGTTCCTGATCCTGTCTTGAAGATCATTGCGGAATACCCAATGCACCGGGAAATGCTGCCCGCCTTTGAGGTTCGCAAGCGTAAGCGGAAGCTGAAGCGCAAGGTCTTGAAGAACCTTGCCAAGCGTGCTAACCATATGAAGTCCTAACAAGGGAGAATGACCATGAAGAAGGAACTTATCGCTCTATCTCTTTTCCTGGCGCTGACTGCACCGGCGCTTGCATCTGCCCCTAACCCCACGTTCGCGCAGACCGTGGCGGCTGCTGAATGCTTCAAGGACTACAGCGAATTGAAAAACACATTGCTGAAGCATCACGGGCGCGTCATGTACGTGAATGACGCTGGCACCGCACGCCTAAGCGCCCTGTTTGAGCAAGGCGAGTTCGGCCCGATTGATCAATTCATCATCGGCACCAATGAAGCGGAACGCACCATGGACGTTCTTCTGTTCAAGTGTTCCAAGCTTGTCAAATCCTGGGTGCGCATGTCGGTTGAAGAATTTGATCAGGCGCAGCGCGTTTGGCAGATTACGAACGATGAAATGCGCCAGTGGGGACGCCCATCTTAAAATTGTTCTTCTTCCGGTTCACGCTGGAAGAAGAACTTCCCTTTAGCGGTTTTGAAAGCATCCAGCTTCCCGCTTGCCAGTAAGAACTTGAACGCCATTCTCACTTTCTTTTCCGGCCACGACTTCAGAATTGCAATCTGATACTCCACAACTTTTTGCTCCACCGCTTCATCTTCAGTAAACACATTCATGGAGCGAAGCGCGGTGCCTACGTCCGCAGCGGTGATCCGATCCTTCGCGGGCATTTCATCTGGATCGGCAAAGCGGAATGCCAAGCTGTTTAGAACCTTCTCTGCCTTCAGCTTCCATGGGAATTCCGGTGTCTCTGCGTCCCTGTACCAGTCCGCCCATAGTTCGGACGTACTGCTTGCCTTGTCAGTCTTGATCTGGAAGCCGTTGTCAAAGCCCGCCTTGTGATTGCTTGATCCGCGCAAGCCCTTTGTTTCGTCCCGGCCTGTATGCGCCAGCACCAGCACCGTGGTATCAAGCGTGCGCTTGATCATTTCAAAAGCTTCAATGGCGATGGCCGAATCCTTCGCAGCGTTTTCGTCCAAGCCCACCATGGCGCGTGCCATGGTATCAATCACGATCAGCTTGACCTTGCCCACGGTGCGCTTGACTTCTTCGCACATTTCTATGACTTCGCTTGGATCATTGACGCGGCATATGTCGGGGATCACATAGAAGGGAACGGGATCGGTGACGCCATTTAGCAAGCGCCAAGCTGGACGCCTGGACTTGCCAAGGCCGGTGGCACCTTCAGCGGCAAGGTACACAACTGCACCGGCTTCAACTTCGCCCCACTTCTGAAGCCCTGAAGCAATGGTCATGCCCCAATCGACTGCTAGGAATGTTTTCCATGACTTGCTGCCAGCATAAAGAACGTTAGTGGTGTTGGCCGGTAGCACGCCCTTGATCAACCATGAAGGCGGCGGCAAATTGTCTTGCGCAGCTTCGTCTAAAAGCTTGAATTTGCTAGGTTTTGAAGCCTCAACGCGTCCCTCAAGGTGCGCGTAAGTGATCTTAGCATCTGGCACCGCCCACACGCCTTCAACATTCTCCCGGTTGACGGTGGCGCTTTCGGCCACGGTGTAAAGCCGCTCCAAGTCGCCTTCAGTGTTGGTTCGTTCGTACCAGTCGTGTTGGATGATCTCGTAAATCGTTTCCTTGCTCAAGCCAATGTCGGCAAGCTGCGCACAATGCAAATATGTTGTATCGTCAATCGTTCCCCATTCCGCGCGTTCCCATGACCGCGCCATTTGTTTGCCGCGTGAGATTGCAGCGGGAAGATCAAGCGCGTGCGCGGAAGCTTCAATGCCCTTGGCACCGGCCTTGGGCTGGATCAGCGCCAGCATAGTTGGCGGCATTGGCGCTATTTCTGCCTTGCTGATCACTTCATAGGAGTTGCCATTGTACTTTGCTTCTTCGCCTTCATAGCTTGTGATCGTTGATGGCGGCAGCAATACATAGCCACCTTCACCGCGCGTATCCACCTTCTGCGCCAAGCGCCCCGAAGAATTTTTGCCGTAGCCTTTGAACCAATAGTGGAACCCGCCGCGCGGTGTTCGCACAATGACAGTCGCCGGAAGCGCACCATGAATCATTTCCAGGGTGTCTATCGCTTCCGGCGCGTCAGTATCCAGCACCACACACCCGGCAGAGTGCGGTGATGCTGCTACATTGTAATTCGGGTTGGTTGTCCACCATGCGTTGATCTGATCAACGTCCGTGGTGGCGTCATGGAAACCATTTTCAGTGGCCGGGATTTTGTCACCCTCAACGCACGGGAATACAGGCACGCCCTTAGCTGCCCATTTCAACGCCCACTTATGGTTCTTGGATAATTCAGACACGTATGATTCCTCTGCCGGGAACCCAAACATACAGAAAGGTTCCGCATTTGCAAACAAATTTTATCAGTTGACAGACGAAAACCCATGCCCTATAAGCGCGGGCAATCTATACGGACCACATGAAACACCGTGAGACAGGAGTATATTATGAGCAAGAGAAAAACATACGGCAAATCGCCCGCTGCAACCGCGCTTCCGCCTGAAGTTGTTACCGGCGATGCTGTTCTAGTTCCACCCGGCGTTGAAGCGCCCGCTGATCAAGTCGCGGCCAAGGCCGTGCGGGACATGGCAACCAACGTTGAAGAAGCAATCAAGCCAAACTATCGCGGCCTGATCTGCAATGCCTACGTCACCGAAAATATGGTGTTCGGCAATATCTACAATGACACCGAGAAGGAATATGATGACGGCGAGTTGATCCGCACCGCTGCAATCGTGTCCTATCTTGAGCCGGACCGCGTTGATTGCAACAACGGCATTTTCAAAGTTGAGTGGACCCAGGCGCAGCTTGACAAGTTCGCTGCGCAGAAAGCAACCTAACCCCGCGCGTTGGCGGCTAGGTGACGGGATAGAAGGTAGTTTGCCGAGTAGTCCCGTCACCGAACTTTAGACAGGAAACTAAAATGCAGTTTCGCAAAATTGAATTGAACGAAATTATCTGCATTGAAATTTTTGCAGACAATCCAGAAGCCACCGTTCACATGCAGGGCGGCGCATACTTCCGCGTCCCCATGGACACCGCCAAGGAAATGAGTGTCATGTTGAAGGAACGGCTACTGAAGGTCATGTCCGTATTCGGGGAGCCAGCAAAATGAATATGCCGCGCGAACAGCTATACGAACTTGGGCAGGGTGTACGGATCATTGCCCGCGCCCTGAGAGAATGCGGCTTGGAGAATCACTTTGCAATCGCCATGACGCCCACGTTGATCTGCGAGATCAAGGCGGCGGACCTTTCCATGATGTACGAACGGGACTTAAAGGGCAACGATGGGGACAAGTTTGTTGGCGTCCCGGTTGTCATGCTTAGAACCAACGGAGACTTGTGATGCTATACAAACGCGGCGAACCCGGTTCCCACTATCGCAATCCGCACGGCGTCAACATGGATGACGGGTTCCGCCCCGATGTTCCAGAGATCGTGCTTGAAGATCAATTCAAGCGCGGCGGTATCCAGGTGGCAAGCGGCGGTGCTGCTTGGCCCTTGCGCATGGTGTTGACGGACATTGACATTGATGACATTGCGCATTCCCTTTCCATGAAGGTGCGCTACACCGGGCATAGCCTTGCTGACTACAAGATAGCGCAGCATTGTTGCCATGTGCACGATCTGGCACCGGACGAAGACAAGCATGAAGCCTTGATGCATGATGCCGCAGAATACGTGCTGCCGGACGTTGCTGCGCCGGTCAAACATTCACCCGAGTTTGAGGCATTCTTTAAGCCCATTGAACACCAAGCCGAAGTTGCCATTGCCAAGCGATTCAATCTGCGCTTCCCGTGGCCACCGTCCGTGAAGTACGCGGACAATCAAATGGCATGGTTCGAGAAGGAACGGATCATGGCGAAGCCCAAGTATCCATGGATGGTGTGGACTATCCCCGTTGTGGAACCCGCAGTCATTCCGGACTTTGAAGTGTGGGGATGGGAACGCGCCAAGTATGAATTCCTTGCCCGCGCCCGCCGATTGGAGATACGCTAATGGGCGGCGAATGTTGGTGCCATACGTGTCACAAGGGCTTTAAGTCCCTTGGCATTGCACGGCACCGCGCCATGCACCGGGACAAAGGCGAGAAATGCAAGATCACGTATTCGTCCGGCGATACCTATACCCACGAATGGGACCGCAACGTTTACCCCAAGGAAGGTGAATTGTGATTATTGAATATCGGCCATGGATAAACGGACGCCGCCCGTGGCAATGGAAGATGCACAACGGGCGCAAACTTGGAAGACAGGATCATGGGCTACAATATGACATATCGGGACAGCTTGCCCCCAGGAAAGAACAACGCGAAGCACCGGCTCAAGTCGGAAAACCCGGAAGGGATGAAGAAGAAAGGTGCCTACGCCACAATTGCGGCCACGGCTTCTGCGAAGCGCAAGCTTGCTAACGAACAACACCGTGAATGGATGAAACAACATGGCTATGAAGTTGCGGTACGCCCCGAAGAAGGGCAACTACATTCTAACCGTGCCAAGAGGAAGCACCCCTGATGTTCAAGAACTTATGCGGGATTATGGGTTCGATTTTTCAAACCCAAGAAGCACAGAGGCAACAGCAACACTATTTACGGATTGCCCGTATGCTGCGGCCCCTTTCGTTCGTTTCGCTGATGAAGATACCGCCCGTAATCTGGCGTGGATCACGGAAGCAGTCGCGGAAAGCTGGTTGAATGAAAGCCAAGCGCACATTGATTGCCCCGCTGATCAGGAACTTTGGCCGTTCCAAAAAGCCAACGTGGAATACCTTCTACGCCGGGGCGGGGGGCTTGTGGGCGATCAGCCAGGACTCGGAAAGACCCCAACGGCTATATGCTTTGCCAATGAAATTCGTGCGAAACGTGTCTTGGTTGTATGCCCTGCCTCTATTCGGCTTCAATGGGCTAATCGCATACGGGAATGGACACAAATGCGGTGGCCTTATCATATCTATCCGATCCTTAACGGCAAGCGTGGAGTACACCCCACGGCGGAGTGGACGATTGTTTCCTACGATCTCGCTAGAAATACGGAGATAGGGCGGGCGCTTTCACGCGGCACGTATGACCTTATGATCACAGACGAAGCCCACAAAGCCAAGACTTCAGACAGCATACGCACCCGCGCCCTATTTGGCGATCTTGAGACTGGCACGTTCCGGCAATGGAACAAGGAAACAGAAGAACATGAATACCTATTTGACGCGCTGAAGTCGCGCTGCGGTTCGCTCGTTAGCCTATCTGGAACCCCGCTTCTGAATCGTCCGCGTGAAGCCTATGTACTTGCACGCAATCATTGTTGGGATAGCATTGACTGGATGAGCGAAGACAGTTTCAGTAGCCGCTTCAATCCGATGGAGCGCAAGACTGGCAAGCGCAAGGACGGCACCACATTCATTTACACGGACGAACGCGTAGGACGCAGCGCGGAACTTCAGTATCGTATGCGCACACACTTTATGACGCGCCACTTGAAGAAGGACGTTCTTCCGCAACTGAAGCTGCCGCTGTATGATCTGATCCGCGTTGAGGAAACCGGCGCAGTCAAGGCGGCGCTGAAGGCAGAGAGTTTGCTTGACATTGATCCCGAACAATTTGATCCGCACAACGTCAAGGTGCTTGGACACATTGCGGCAGTCCGGCGCATGATGGGCATAGCCATTGCCCCGCAAGTTGTGGATTGGGTGGACATGCTGATTGACGGCGGTGAAGAAAAGATCGTGCTGTTTGCTTGGCATATAGAAGTCTTGAACATTCTTGAGCGTGGCCTTGCCAAGCTTGGCTATCGCACGCTGCGCATTGACGGCAGCACCGGCACCAAAAAGAAACAGGCGGCAGTTGACACGTTCATTGCTGATCCCCGGATACCCGTCCTGCTTGGCAACATGCAAGCCATGGGCGATGGCACGGACGGGCTTCAGGCGGTGTCTGCGCATTGCCTACTGGCGGAACCTGATTGGGTTCCCGGCAACAATGAACAGGCGGTGGACCGTCTTAACCGCTTCGGCCAAGCCGGTACGGTCCAGGCTGATCTATTCGTGGCACCCGGCAGCGTGGCCGAGAAGATTCTATCGTCCGCCCTGAAGAAAGCGCAGAACATTCACACCACACTTGACAAGCCTATAGATTTTGGACTAGACACTTGGGAAACCGCAGCGTGACAGGAGAAGCCACATGCCCGCAATGAGAATGATCCAGATTAACGTGAACGGGAAAATCCCCTTGACGCTTAACCCGCACGCCATTGGCTACTTCACGCCGCAGGGCGAGAAGCATCAAACTATGGTGTTGCTGGATGGCAACTCGTTCACGATTGACGATGAAACCTTCAAGGACATGGGGTATCTATGGGGCGCAAAGTAGAAATGCCGGGTGGCGAAATGCTTGAAGAAGGCGTTGACATTATCGCCTTTGTTCCCACCGCTGGACCCTACACCGGGATCAACCTTCTCGTTCCTATCCCCGGCGTGGTGGCAATCAACACATGCTACAACGCCACGAACCGGCGCACCTATGGCATGGTGATTACCGCCGAAGCCAATATGTATTTTGAAATTACCGTTTCCGATGCTGTTAGACTGGCGGCAGAGTTGGAAGCGCAACACAAAAGCCCACCGCCAGGAAACTTAACCGCTGTAACCCCCGTTGCGGGATCGGCATAGACAGGAGCGAAAGCTTATGAACACGCATGGAGAAGTCTTCTATGAAGACGGAATTAAAGCGCCGGAAGAATACGGCGTGAACAAAAAGGCCAATGCCAAGATCAGCTTTGACACGGAAGGTAGTGACTATACTACCGAACTTGCCAAGGCAGCGGAGCAAGCCAAGAACGTTGTCAACGTCATGCTTGGCAAGTCCAGGGCGGCAGAAGTCAAAGGCGGCGAAGCGCCCGCCGATAAGCCTAAGCGCACGACTGCGAAGAAGGAAACCGCCGCAGACTCATTTCCTATCGACGGCGAGAAGTCGGAAGCGAGTGATGACGCGGCGGAGTGGGAAACCGGGGCTGAAGCGGAAACTGCTGAAGACCTTTCCGATGCTGCGATGACCAAGATCGTCACCGACATTAACAAGAAGCTGAAGAAGCCGGGTGAGATCAAGGCGATTATCAAGAAGTATCATCCTGAAGGCAACACCCCGCCGACATTGGCCGGGATCAAGAAGGAAAAGCGTTCGGCGTTCCTCAAGGAACTTCGCGCGTTCGCTGCCCAAGGCTAGTGGGCAACGTGGTACATTCCCACCTTGGCGCGTCCGGCGCGTCAAGGTGGATGGCCTGTACCGGCAGCGTGACGCTTGCCCGTACTCTTGGCACCAACGATGACTTCAGCAATCCCGAGTACCGCGTAGGCGGCACCGCTGCCCATGAAGTCGCGTCACTTTGTTTGAAAAACAATACCGATGCTTGGGAGCATGGGGACCTTATGTATAGCTCCAAGACCGGCATGTTGTTTGATCATCCGGCAGAGGAAGATGATGGTCCGCTTCTCCCCGTGTCCGATCTGGAACTTGAATGTATCCAAGAATATGTGGATCATTGCCGTGGCATTCAGGAACGGGCGCACGCCATATGCGAAGATGAAGACCCGAACCTTGCTTGCGCCATGGAGTTCATTGAACACCCCATTGGCGAATACGAAGCGCACCGGCCACACCCCGCGTTCTATGGCACGGTTGACTATGCCATGCTTACGCATGAATGGCTGGAACTGGCAGACTTCAAGTTTGGTGCCGGTGTCTCAGTTGATCCGGAAAACAATCCGCAAGTCATGTACTATGCCTATGGTATTCTGCTTGACATTCAACGCAAGCGGGACATTGATCCGGACTTCCCCGTGATCATTTCAATCATTCAACCCCGCATGTGGGAAGAAGAACCCAAGAAGCCGTGGCATACAACGGCGGGCGAGATCATGGAGTGGGGCAGGGAAACCTTGCTGCCAGCCATGAAGCTTGCCGAATCAGAAACGAAGTTCCAGGCCGGTGAACATTGCCGGTTCTGTCCGGCCAAGACCATCTGTCCGCTGCTGCGTGGCATGTTCCGCGTTGCCGCTACGGTCAACTCAAGCTGGCTGAAGGAAGCCGATCCCAAGATGCTGTCACAAGAATGGCAGATGATTGCGCCGGTGCAAATGTATATCAAGGCCGTCCAGTCGGAAACCCTTGGGCGCTTGATGTTGAGCCAGGACCTTGGTGAAGGTATCAAGCTTGTGCACAAGCGTTCGGACCGCGTGTTCAAGCCGGAAGGCATTCCTATATTGAAGAAGACCTTCGGGGCGCTTGCCATGACCGAGCCGGAACTAAAGTCACCGGCAGAGATTGAAAAACTTGGCCCCGATGCTAAGAAGCTTGTGAAGGAATGGGCATACGCCCCGGACACTGGCTTGACAGTTGCCTTGGCTTCAGATAAGAAGCCGGGTGTGAAGGTGACGGCACCCGCAGAAACCTTTGCTCACATTGTAGCGGGTATGAAAGGTGAAGAACCATGACAACTGACAACAGTTATACATTCCGTGAACCCGTGCGATGCGCGTTCGTGAGTTTGTTTGATCCCAAGAAATTCAAGAAGAACGGCAAGGAAATTGGCGAAGCCAAATTCCAAACCACCTTTTTGATTCCTGAAGACAGCGCCGAAATTCCGGCTATCAAAGCCGCAATTGCAGCAGTCGCGCGGGCCAAGTGGCCTGATCGTCCGCTAACGGAACTGAAGATGCCGCTGGTATCCGGCAAGAAGAAAGCTGACAAGGCAGCGGCCAAGAAGAAGGACGGCAAGTTCTATCTTGGCAATCTCGTTCTCACGGCGCGGACGCAGTACCCGCCGATCTTGAACGTGCTTGACAAGGGCCGGATCGTGACCCTTGAAACCGACATGGACAAAGCCAAGTACAAAGGCAAATTTTATTCCGGCGCTATCATGGCGGGCGAAGTGAAGTTTGTTGCGTATGAAGGTGATGAAGGCGCGGATGGCGTAACCGCTTATCTCCAAAGCGTGCTTTGGGTGAAGGACGGTGAACGGATCGGCGGCAAGGATCAGTCCGAAACATACCGGGGCTATGTCGGGCAGAATTCCGACGATGATCCGGACGATGATGAAGTCCCGTTCTAAACGAACGGTGCATTAGCTCCACCCCGAACCCTTCGACGCCACGGCGCAATCAACCAGTAGGGGTGGAGTTTTAGACAGGAGAAGACTATGCAAATTCGCGCAGAGAAATACGCCCTGAAGAAAGCCCGACTCATGGCCCCGCATTTGTGGTTCGCTTGGCGTCCTGTTAAGTTAGAAAGCGGGAATTGGGCATGGTTAGAAACCGTAGTGCGGTGGGGCGAATATAGCGGCTACACTGGCTATTGGTTCTTTGAGTACAGGAGCAAACCGCTATGAGCAAAATGTTTCAGCCAGCAATACGCATTCCAGGGTGCAAGCGCGTTGACAAGGTGCGCGATGGCTACACCTTCAAGAACAAGGACGGCACGGTAATTCAGGAATGGAAGCACCCGCACCCGCTTGGGTTCGTCTATCACTGGAAGAACGCCGCCACCAAGCTTCTTCACGGCGGCAAGTCTCAAGAAGAATGGGAAGCCAACAAAGCCAAGTGGTTCAAGGCGGTGCCGATCCATGAAGGCTTTGACAACAACCTTCTGCGCTATCTCGTATCGCAGTACAACTACGCACAGAAGCTTGCGCACCCCATGTGGGCAATCACTGGCTACATTGGCAGTCAGGGCGTAGGCACCTATCGCAAGCCCTACAAAGCGCCACCTGATCTGCGCTTCGACAAGGGGGCATGGGTACGTGTCTAAACGTTGGGTGCTTGCCGACTTTGAAACTAAATCAGGCACGGACTTGAAAAAGTCCGGTGCCTATTTTTATGCGGCATGTCCCACCACTTCTATAATGACGCTGGCATGGAAGGATCACAACGGGTTCGGTGCCATACTCGGTCCAGATGAATTGCTGCCGGAAAACAATCCCGGCCTACTTTCCCTTGTGAACGATCCCGAAGTTTGGTTCATTGCGCACAACGTTCAATTCGAGCGCTGCATATGGACTAACCTAATGGTCCCGCTTGGGTGGCCTGAGATTCCAATTGAGCGCTGGCATTGCACCATGGCCGTTTCGCTTCAGAAGGGGCTTCCGGCCAAGCTTGACGTTGTGTCCCGTGTCCTGCAACTGAAGACGCAGAAGGATATGGAAGGACACCGGCTTACAATAAGCATGTCCCGGTTCGACAAGAAGACCGGTCATTCCCTATACGATCCGCGCCACATACCGCGCATAAAGCAATACTGCGGCACCGACATTGACGGCGAAATTGAACTGCTCCACCGCGTTCAAAACTTCCAAGGCGGTGAACGCAAGGTGTGGGAAATGGATCAGCGGATCAATGACCGTGGTATTCGTCTTGACACCGCATACATAGACGCGTGCGTTGGCGTGGTGGAACGCGAAATGCCACGGCTGGAAAGCCGCTTCAAGGAATTGACCGGCCTGAAGCCGGGACAGGGCGAGAAGTTCAAAGGCTGGCTATCAGCGAATGGGCTTGATGTTCCGGACTTGACCAAGGACACCGTGAAGAAACTTATAGGCGACAAGGAAGACGATGAAGTATCGCTTGCCGAATGGGATTCATGGGAAGACGAAGAAATTTACGTGCCGCCTATTTGCCGGGAAGCGTTGTACATACGGAACCTTGCGGCGTCCGCGTCAATCAAAAAGCTGCCCGCCATGCTTGCCTGTCAAGGCGCAGACGGACGCGCACGCGGGCTTGTGCAGTATCACGGTGCCGGACCTGGACGTTGGGCCGGACGCATTTTGCAGCCACACAACTTCCCCCGCGCCTCTATTGAGATCGGTGAAGATGCTGAAGGCAAAATGAAAATGGCGTCACCTGATCAGATTGTGGCAGCAATCATGGAAGGGGACAATGATTATATACGCATGATCTATGGCGAACCAATTGAAGTGGTGGCTTCCGGCCTACGCCATGCGCTTGTAGCCGACGAAGGAAAGAAGCTTCTCATTGCCGACTTCGCGCAGATTGAAGCCCGTGGCGTGTTGGCCTTGGCCGGTCAATACGATGCTCTTGAAACGTTCGTCAACGGTGATCCCTACTGCACCATGGCGGAAGCTATCTATAAGCAGAAGGTCACAAAGAAGGAACACCCCGAGAAGCGCACCACCGGCAAGCAGACGATCCTTGGCGCTGGCTTCGGCATGGGCAAGAAGACATTCCACAAGCGCTATTGCCCCAATGAAACTATTGACTTTGCCGAACGCTGCATCAACGCGTACCGCAAGGACCTTGCGCCACTGGTAGTTGAACTTTGGTACGGACTGGAACGGGCGTCAACCAAAGCCGTGTGGGATAATCGGCCACAGGACTTCGCTGGCATTACATACAAGATGGAAGGCGAGTGGCTAACGGCACGCTTGCATTCAGGGCGCAAGCTGTTCTATTATGCGCCGCAGAAAATCCGCAAGGCGGTGCCATGGGACAAGGATGACATACGCCCTGGCTGGTCCCACCAAACCTATAAAGCTGGACGCTGGATCAGGCGCGATGCTTACGGCGGGCTTCTCACGGAAAACATTGTGCAAGCTGAAGCCCGTGACCTTTTGGTTCACACCATGTTCCAATGCGAACGGGAAAATTTACCAACGGTTTTGACGGTGCATGACGAAAATGTTTGCGAAGCGCCAGAGGATCGTGCTAAGTTATTTGAACAGGTAATGCAGGAAACACCGTCATGGGCAAAGGAACTAAAAATACCCGTAGCAATCGAAATGATGGTGGCAGACAGGTATCGAAAGTAAAGCGCGTCAACAGCAGAAAGAAGGGTAGTCGTGGTGAACTTGAGCTTAGTAATTTTCTTATCTCTAATGGGTTCGATGCCCGTAGAGGTCAGCAATTCAAAGGTACTCCGGATAGTCCCGACATTGTTTCCGACATGCTATCCGCAATTGGAATTCACATCGAATGCAAAAGGGTTGAAGCTGGAAATTTATACAACTGGCTTGAACAGGCACGTAAGGATGCAGGATCAGACGTACCTATTGTCATGCACCGGCGAAGTGATAAGCCTTGGGTGGCGATATTAGACCTTGAACAATTCCTAACCTTCATTCACAACACCTATCCATCACACCTTAAAGGGGACAATCATGGCAACAAATAAAATTCAGGACGCCGAATGTATTGAGGCTGTCAAGTTCATGGCGCAGCACAAGACGATGAAGGACGCTGCGAACGCGGCGGGCCTTTCAGAAACGTCCTTCCGGCGACACCTGGACGCCGCCAAGAAGCGCGGCATTACCGCTGCTGCCAAGCGTGATCCTCTTGCCGCTGCGCAGACAGAGATACGGGACTTGCGGGCCAAGCTTGGCGCTGTCCACACCGCGAACGAGAATGCCGACACGCTGCGAGAAACGATCTTCGGCTTGGCCGCAGTCAATCCGAACCCGCCGAAGTGGACGATCAAGCCGCGCGGCAAGGAAGGGCATGGATCAATCCCGTTTGCCTTTTGGTCTGACTGGCATTACGGCGAAGTTGTCAGCAAGGAAGAAACCGGCGGCGTCAATGAGTTCAACCGAGCTATCGGCAAGATACGCGTCAAGCGCCTTGTGGAGCGCACGATCCGACTTGCCAAGGGCTTTGCCTTCCGTGACGGTTCGCCAGTCCCACCCGGTATTGTAGTCGCCCTGGGTGGCGATATGATCAGCGGTGACATACATGAAGAACTTGCGGAAACGAACGATGGCACCCCGCTACAAGCTATCAGTGACGTACTGGACATGCTCATATGGGGTGTGGATCAGTTGAAGAAAGAATTCGGCAAGGTCTTCCTTCCCTGCGTAGTCGGCAACCATGGGCGCACCACGAAGAAGCAACGCGCCAAGCAAGCCGTCTTCCTGTCCTACGAATGGACGCTGTATCAAATGCTGGAAAGGCACTATAAAAATGACAATGACGTTACAGTATTTGTCCCCAATGAAACGGACGCCTTCTTTAGCGTGGCGGGCCAACGTTTCCTTCTCACACACGGAAACGCCCTTGGAGTTAAGGGCGGCGATGGAATCATTGGAGCGCTTGGCCCAATTGCGCGTGGCTCTGTCAAACTCAAGAATTCGGAATTCAAGATCGGGCGAGAATTCGACTACCTGATCATGGGCCACTGGCACCAAGAACTTTGGATCGGACGCGTCATTGTCAACAATGCGCTGAAGGGATACGACGAATACGCCCGCTTGTTCCTGCGGGCCGAGCCTAGCCGTCCGTCACAATGCTTGTGGTTTGTCCACCCCGAGCATGGCATTACTGCCAGAGTGTCGGTATATGTGGACGATCCCATAATCACAGCAGGAGAACGGAAATGGGTAGAAATACAAAAGTGAAACGCAAGCCACGGCGCAGCGCCCTACGCGCGGCGTTGGACACGCCGGACCGTAACTGGTTCGACTTGAAAGTGGCACCGGGCAAAGTTGAAGTCCCGGTCAAGTTCGGTGCCGGGAAGAAGTACGATGCTGGCAAAGCGCCAGTGTTCCGTGGCTTCATCCAATACTTCCCACGGGCGATTAAGTCCGTGTCCATGGTATCCATGTTCGGTGCCAAGAAGTACAACGTGGCTTACGAAGAAGTGAGCTATCAGAAAGTGGATGAAGGCTATGGCCGATATTCGGATGCAGACGCCCGCCACTTGGTTGAAGAATGTATCAACCCGGTTGACGCGGACAGCGAACTTGAACATGCACAGATGCACGCCTGGAACGCTATGGCGCGTCTGGAAATGCTTCTTAAAGGAAGGGAAACTTCAGATGGCAAAGCCTAACGAGAACCGCCCGGTGTCACGCCGGTTTATGATCATGGAAGCAGCCAGCCACACACCCGGCGGCTTCCCCGGCCACATGAACGCAATCATGGAAGAAATGATTGTGGACATGCGGGAGAAGGGATTGCGCGGCCCATACAAGTGGACCTTCAGCGGCGGGGATGGCTACGCCGTCCCGGTTGTTCTGGAATGCTCAGTCTGATTACTTCGCGCGTTTCTTGAAGACGGACTTCACGTTCGTCACCACCGACTGCACCAAGCCCCGGTTAAGGTATGATGAAATCAAATCCTTGGCCGGGACTACCACGAAGAAGCTAAGAATGATTTGACCTTCCCATTCTGCAATAGGTCCCGGCAGCGCCGCAACGTTCCAGTCAAACAGAAAGATACTGTCCAGCACCACCGCCCCATAGTGCGCCATGGTGATGAAGGCGAAGCCTGGAATGATCCAGCGCGTTTCCCACCGCTCCATGAATAGCTTGTTCATCATAAGCTTCTGGCGGTTCGTTTCAACTTCCGCTTCCATGTACCGCTGAAGGACTTCGCCTTCAATGCGGGACTTCACATTGCGATAGTCAAGGTAGCCGCCGAAGATGCTTCCAAGCCCGCCAGATACGATACTGGTTAAGAACTTCCACATGGGCTTACTGATCCTTCCAGCGCTGGTACAGGCCATATAGCATGATGATGGCACCAAGGGATACCAAGGCCACCACAACGGCCTGTATGACGCTTGAATAGTCAGCAACATACGTTAGCTGATCGGTGGCGTCCTTGATCTGCTCAACGGCACCACCGGCACCGATAGACGCCACGCCGGAACCCACTTTGCCGGTGCCTACGCCGGACGGTGAAACGTCATGCTTGGCATTGCGGCCTTCTTCAATCTGCGCAGTCGGCTTGCCGGTGTTGGGCAGCTTAATAGGATTGTCGCCAAGGGAGTCGGGAGTATGATACAAGGCAGCTTCATCCGCGCGGCGCTTGACCAAGCCCTTGATGGTACGCTTGGGCGTACCGCCCTTAACCCATAGACTGAATGCCTTGGTAATGGAGATTGCGCCAGCGCCCTTGTTTATCATGCGCAGGAGCGAAGACTTGCGGAAGGCTTCGACGCCCACGTTGAAGATGAACGAGACAAGCGCCCCGTACTGGTTGCCGTTCAACTGCACCTTGACATGACGCCGTATTGCGGCTTCCGCTTCTTCAACGTCATGCTTGAATAAAATTTCAGCTTGGGCCTTCGTGATCTTCATACCCTTTTTGACAGGATACTTTTCGTCCGAAGTGTGGCCCCACCCGATTGTCCATACACCCGCAGGGCAAAGATAGGCAACAAGACGAAGCCCTTCCCCATCCTTGATGAACTGTTGTCCGCGCCTGGAAGTTTGCATTTTTATGTTCCTATCAAATCGTCTTCGTCATCTTCAGAATCGTCATACTCAACTTCCCTGCCGGTCCAGCCGCGCACGGTGTCACTTTCCCACATAAGGATGCAGTACCACCCGATAGCGAACAACGCCGCCACAGATGGAACAATGTCAACCCATGCCGCAGCGATTACGCCAAGCGGGATAAGGTCAATTGGGGATGGTCCGCCGTGATTATATACAGGGTGCATGGTGTGGTTCCTCATAGCCGAATTCCTTCCGACTTACATACTACACAAAATAGACATTAACAAGCCTTCTTAATTGGTCATCCGAACGCGTCCAAACTTCCAAGCCCACTTGCGAAAACTGGACTTCAGGATCGCCTAGCGTCCACACTTCCAGGCCGGTTTGCACAATGCGTGCTGCGGTCTGAGTTGGCAGCGTGCGTTCACGAAAGCGCCGTGGCGGTATCCCTAGAAGGCCGCGCGGCCCTTGCATACCAAGCCGTTTGAAAGGTGCTGGCATAGCAGCACCACTTAGTTCATAGCTTCAAGCAAGAACTGGTTGATCAGCAAGTTCGTGGGGTTTGTAGCCACCGAGAATTGCGCCGTGAATGATAACGTGCCAGCGTCAATAAGGTTCAATGCGGAAACTGCTGCACCGGCGTTGAGCGGGATTTGATCATACTGCCCCACGTTGGCCGCAACGCGGGCTTCGCCCAAGTTGGCCTGTCCCGAGCCAAGCAGAATGCCGGACGTAGAACTGTTGCCGTTGGCGCGGCATGTGATCAGGAATTCCATGGCAACTTGACTGTTCGTCTTTGCCACAATGTTCATGGCAAGCGCCGCAGACGCACACAAGAGCGTTCCGGCCACGCCACCGTACCGCGCACGAAGCGTGAGGGTGCCGGGTGTGGTGACAACGCAAGACAGCTTGCCGCGCAATGTTGCCTTCAGCGTGCGCCCCGGATACCAATAGCGGGCAGGGATCGGCGTATCCGGAACCATGATCGTTTCCGTTGTGGTGTTGCTTATCTGCGCAGCATCGTCAATCGTTGACGTAAGCAGTTCTTCCCATGTTTGAAGTGACATGACTAAATTCCTTTAAGTTACGATCCTTGGGCCGAAAGTCATAGCAGCAATTTCCGCCGCTGTCCATGCAAGCCCGGTGTCGGGGTTAAGGTCATACTCTATGGCGTCCGTCCGCACGGACGTTGAGGGGGCAATACCGGCAGAGTCACTTACGGTGGCACCCGAGCGAACCCGAACGCCCACCATACGTGGCCCTGCGTCCAGCTTTAGGGACGCCATCTTTACGCTCAAGCCGAAAATGTCAGTTGGCAGCGGCACCGCGAAGCCGGGGTTTCCATATTCGTCTGTCAGTCCAGGGGACGCGCCGAACACGTAATCCACTGAAGACTGTATTGCTTCATCCACATTGGAGAAGTTCGTTGCACCGGCGCTGCGGGACAACGCTACCGAGCTATCAGAGTTTGGCATGATTTGCCAAGCACGAACGTCCCCGATCCAGTCAGACGGTTCACCGGCAACTATCGTATTGTCAAATATCCATAGATCATCATACTGCCGCGCTTCTGGATTTTGTACGGCCAAGTTGCAGTCAATTGAGTTGGCGTAAGCATTTGCGGTAGTCTGCGTATCAAGCGGTGTTCCGCCGGTCCCAATCAATTCAAAGTCGTTGAAGTCGCTGCCATCGCGCCGGACTTCTATTGAACCTAGCGTGTTGTGAATTCGTATCTTGATCTGGAAATGTTGCCAAACTCCCCCCGCAACGAACGCACCGGCATACGTGGCAAGCAGCGTTGCAATGTCGCCGCGATAGAATTCAATAGCGCCCGCTGAGGTTATGCGGAATGAGCATTGTACCGTGCCGCCGTCCAGCAACTTGAAGCGGTCAAGATTATCGGCGTTGACTGCTGCGGGTTTGCGAACGGCGAAGTTGAACCATACAGTGTCACCCGTGTTGAACCCAATTGCTTTAGACCACATAAGCGTATTGTTAAGTCCAGTCGTGGCAGTCTGAAGACTTTGACCATGACTAAACCGAGTTGAAGCGCTAAGGGAACAGTTGCCATTCATGGACGAAAAGTTGCCCACCGTCTGAGACACGGCGCTATAGAAGTCAAAGCCATCACGTAGAAGCGTAGCCATTACAAATTCCCCATAAGAAGAATTGTGGTGCTTGCCAATGAGGGGTTAGCCGGGTTCGGACACTGTACCAGGAGCCTATCCCCAATGGCGAACGTAACGTCCGAAGCAAACGAGAATACGCCTTCCGTTGAGTTGGTGAAAGTGATTGTGCCGATAGACGAACCTACGCCACCCGCTGCCGTGGCCTTGCGGATCGTAAGCACGACTGCGCCGGTGCTGGCAGATACCGCCTTGGCGTAACTTGTGGCCAATCCAGCCGGAAGCGTAAATTCCACCGGCGCAACAATCATTCCCACAACTTCACTGGCACGCATAAGTCCACCGGCGTACAACTCCACCGCAATGAACTTGACGCCCGAGCCGCTACCGCCGCCCCCTACGCTGCCATTGGCATTGGGGGTGAACGGGATAAGAGTAGGCGCACCTTTGCCCTTGCCGATCCGTCCGATAACAAAGCCACCGGGGATAGCATCACGCAAACCACGAACGCGGCGAAACTTACGGGCCATCTTCTTCCGCGTCCTTCCGCGCTTCATCAAGTTCCTGAAGGGCAATACGCGTTGTCTCAATCATCTGTCCCGCGACTTCATCAAGGATTTGCCGCTTGTCATTGGCGTCCAAGGTATCGTCTTCATACATTTCATACATGACCTTGCGTTGCTCCGTGAGCGCTTGCGCTACAAGCGCCATGTCGGTGCCATCAAACTTCTCAAGGGCTGCAACTGCCTTCTCATATTCCGGCGTGTCTTCCTTGTCGCCGCTTTCAAGGAACGTAACGTCACCCGCCGCCTTTTTGTACGCTTCATATTCGTCATAGAAGTCATTGATCGGCTGCGCACTAACACCGGGATTGCGCAAGAAGAAGCTACCCATGAACGGCGTGTTGGCAATGTCACGCGGCATAGGATTGTCCTTCATAGCCTTGTCCGTGATCCGCAGAATGTTGGGGCCGAGTTGTCCCGTCCAGGCATTTAGGAACTTGTCAAACGTGAGCGGCGAAAGATCATACCCGGCTTGGCTTACCATGGCCGCAATGTTCTTCGACACTTCCGAAGTCCAAGGATAGTATTGGTTCGGGCCGCTCAAGTTTTCCATGCGCTGCGGTATCCATGGCTTTCCGCTATGGAAGTCATAGTTGGCAAGCGCTTCCATCCATGGCTGAATGAGAGGGTTGCCAGCCAGCGGAACCAAGCCGCCGAAGAACTTTGCTACAATGCTATCCCGGTATCCCTTGAACGCGCGGGGATCATCCGTCTTCATCTTGTCGAACATGCGCGGAACCCACCCGGCGAATATCGGGCCAAGTCCAAACGGCAATGGCAAGCGCAGACGCGTCACCTGTCCGTCAATCGGATTGACGAACGGAATGTGCATAAAGGTATCCTTCTCACGCCGGTTGATATTACCGTACTTGGCGCTTTCCGGAATGTCTTCGCCCATCATTTCATCAAAGGCATAATTCAGCGCCGTCAATGTGACTGCCGCAGTCGTGAGTACCGAGCCGCGCATTAGAATACCAAGAGGGTCCTTCTTTACAAGGTGCTGGAAGCTGTCCAGGCCGCGCATTGTTGGCGCGAAGAACGGCGTAAGCGAAGCCAGCAAGTTCACCACCGGGCTAAGACTGCGTTCACCGAAGTCAAGGCTTGCCCTGCGGCTATCCATGGCGGCGCGGATCGGCCCAATGCGCCCGCGTGCGTTTGTATAGACACCGCCCATACGGGTGAATGAATCGGTCATGCGGAAAATGGTCTGCACACCTTCAAGCGGATGCTTGATTGAGTTGATAACCCGCGCAACGTGGCCGGGGCTTGTCATAACGTGGTATGACTGAAGGGTGTGATCGGCGTCCATGTCAGCAAGCGTCATGTCATAGCCGCCGTTAAGAAGGTACTCAATGCGCTTCTTGTAGCCTTCGCCGCCGCCAGTCTTGCCGCTAGTCGCATAGTCAATTGCGTCAAGAGCGCCACGGATCGTGTTCTTGATAGGCAAGCCGCCGTCCTTGCTCATAATGGCAACGTTGAAGCTGTCCATGAACATGGCACGCAAGAGGAAGTCCGGCAGTTCAACGATAGCCATACGCTTTATCTTCGCCGCTGTAGTCAGCAACGATATGCCAAGGTTCTTGTCAAACACAGACGGACCTTCCAGCAAGCGCATGATCTCTTGCCGTCCGGGGAAGTCCTTGATCCGAACTTCGCGCCGCATTCCGCTTTCGTAGTACACAACCTCATTGGGGTTATGCTCGAAAAATTTCTTTTCAACACCCTTGATGATGTTCCCGTGTTCGTCCAGAACGTCCCCCTTGATCGGACCTTCCAGCTTCAGGCGGTTCACCTTTGGATCGCCTTCAATAAGTCCCTGTTCGCGCAACACTTGGACAAGCGCACGCCGCGCAAGGTTCGCAGAACCAAGACGTTCACGTTGATCCATCGCATGAAGCGTTTCAAGGATAGGGTCCTTGATTGCGTAGCCGTGGCCCTTGGCGCGTTTGATCGCAGACTTGACGCCACGGATAGCGCCAGTGAGATAACCCGACTCGCCTTCGGCCACGATCTGCGGGAACCAGTTGGGGTGCCGCTCCATGATCGTATCTGCCGCCTTGCGGCTTAGAATGTGATGCTGTACCGCGCCTTCCAGGGTGTCATTGAAAACCTTGCGGTGCATGTCGGCAAGCGCCTCAAGCTTCTTCAGTTCGGCCTTGGGCAGCGCGGTAAGAAGTTCCTGCGCCAGTTCGGGCTTCACGGAAGTTTCCAGTCCAAGCTTCACGCGGTCCAGCGTGTCAAGCGCCTGAAGATAGTTGCGCAGTTGTGGAACGCCACCCTCAACCTTGAGCGGTCCCTTCTCTGCACCCTTCCACACTTTGTTGAGCGCCGGAACTGCGTCATTCAATTCATACATGGGGTTGCCGGACTTATCCACCGTGATCCGATAGCCGCCCACTTCCTTGCGGACCTTGGCGCGTCCGGCGGATGACAGGGTAAGCCGGAACATATCTTCAAGCCCAATGTCGCTTTCCGACTTGGTGACTTTGAAGCGCTTGTCCAGTTCCGCCATGATAGCCAGTTCCCGCCAGTCGCCTTTATTTTGGCGGTAGTAGTCCGGCCATGTCTGCCCGTCTATTGACTCCCCGTACACTTCGTTAATGTCTTCATTGACGAATTCCTTGTCCCGCGCGAAATGCCCTTCCTTGCCCCCTTTAGGTGAGCCAGGAAGCCCGACTTCCGATCCGGGGCCTTTGGGTGGGGGCGGCTTCATACTGCCACCGCCGCCCGCGCCAGCGGCGGGAACCATCGGTTTATAGCCATCCCTGTCTAGCAGGAAGCCCGCCTTCTCAAGCGCCCTTTGGGTATTGGGGTGCAGCGCACCGTATTTCCGGCCATTGGCACGGAAAAGCATGGCTTTGTCGCCGCTTTCATAGAATTCGATAAGACCGGCTTCCAAGTCAAAGCTGCCGTCCGCGTTCTTGTACTTGCCGACGATCTCCGTTAACCGTTCGCCCATCTGCTGTTCCCGAACTGTTCTATCGGGGTACAGGGCGTCAACTATATCCGGTGTGGCTTCATTCACGATTTGGGCGAATTGCTCCACATTGATGTTCTTGACCGGCGCAACGCCGGTGACTTCCGACACTTCGCCGGTTCGCTCAAGCTGCTTAAACTCAACCGGCGCTTCACCTTCAGCCTTCTTTCCAAACGTGGGCTTCTGCATACCGCCGTCAATCTCGACGGTGGCAGACTTCTTCGGCTGCTCGACGGGTGCCATGTCTGCGAAAGCGTCCGTGACCACTTGCCCGTCCGCGTCCGCGCCCATGACAGCTTGGCGCTTGATAGGATCGGAACCGGCGGCGCGTCCCTGCTCTTTTGGATCAATGCCGGTCTTGGCCCACATTTGCTGCATACGCGCCGCAATAGCTTCGCCGGTGTCCGTCAATTCCGCACGCTGCCGCGCACCGACAAGACGGTAAAGATCACCGGCGAATTTTCCGCCAACTGGAATAACGCCAGTCAACGCAACTCCAAGAATGAAGTCTTCAGCGGTGGGAACGCGTCCGTGAAACAGACCGGACGTTGTAGCGCCGGTTGCTGCCATGGTTGCAACTTCCGTGGTGCGCATAATTGGGCGTGCGGTATTCCGCGTGACAAGAAATGCCTTGCGTCCGGCAACGCCGGTCAACGCGCCAATGGTTCCCTCAACCGCAGTTTCCTTCATAATGTGCCAACTGCGTTCCATCACATCATCCCACGATGAAAACTTGCCGTTGATCATATCGTCAAGAATGACTTCGCGGATAACGGTAGGCAGCGCAGCACCGCCAAAGCCAGCGCCAGCGCCGATACCAAAGCTGCCACCGGCCAATGCCCCAACGGGCGTCTTAGATGCTTTGGCACCAATGGCGGCAGTTTCGGGCGCGACAAGCGCAGCGCCGCCAATTGCACCGGCAATCATGGCGGGTGCATCGCCTACGATCTGTCCAGCGCCAGCCATGATCTTTGCCATGATGCCTGATTCTTCCGGCATGATCTTGCCAGGGGTGCGCCCTGCCATAAGCGAACCTGAAGACCAATCAAAGCCAGTCTGAAACATTTCCATCCAGCTATTAGGATCGGCGGTGTCCAGCGTTGAGGGATCAAACTTTTGCTGCGCAAGATTTTCCTTCAGGACATTTCCCAAAGTCGGTGACTTCGGCTGATTGTCGCCCCAAAAATCGTCAACCTCTTTTTGCGAGTAGCCAGCATCCAGCGCTTCCCGCGTCTTGGTTTGACGCATGGTTGCAATATCAGTGTCCGAGTACCCGGCGTCCTGATATTCCTGAAGAAGCTTTTGACCGTCTGTAAGATCAACCATTATAGCGCTGCCATCATCTGTTTGCCGGGTGGACGCCTTATACCAAGGATTGAACCCTTTGGATAGGTGTCAATTCCAACCCGGTTTTTAGCGTTGCCGCTTAACAGGATGACATTGCCATTTGCATCATAACCCTTGAAGAAACCAACGTGGCCCTTGGTAGGATCAGCGCCCCGCGTAAGCACAACAATATCACCCGGCTTCGCGTCCTTATTGGCCACCGCATTGCCGTACACAAGGAACGAACGCGCATTGAGTTTGCCGGTGCCAGGAATGCCGCTCTTGGCAAGTGACGCATTCACGAACCCGGCGCACCATGCGGTAACGGCAGGATCAATGGAATGTCCACCGGCCTTCAGGAACGCGTATATAGTTTTGTTGTCCGCTTGCTCATTCATGCCCATAAGCTGTTCTGCATTCTCCATGGGCGAACGTGCACGATCCGCCGCCGTGAAATGAACCGCAGCTTCATCTTCCGCAGTCGGCAAATAGTCGGTGCCAGTTTCGCCACGGCTCAAGGCCGTAAGGGATTGCTGTCCAGTGATAGGCGCAACGGTGCTTTCCTTGCCGCGCAAGAACTCCCCGAGCGGCTTCTTCGCTGCTTCAAAGGACGGCGGATCAACTGCCGGTGGAACGTAGCTCTTGTAATCTTTGTTGCCCGCCTTGCGCATTTCCGTTTTGATCTGCTTGGGGTTGAGCATATAAGACGGCAGCGCTTTGCGTGCATATTCCTTGAACTGATCGTCCGTCATGCCAGCGGCTTTCGCCTTGACGTACTGATCCATCATGTCGGACTTGTATTCGGTGAAACGCGAAGCGCCCCACGTATCCTTGTACTGCTTGGTGGCGGACGCGTCGATATAGCCCCGGAAGTCATCAACGAAATCCGAAATGCCCTTCAACTCTTTATTCTCGCCTTCCTTGCCGCCAGTCCAGCGCATGAAGAAACTGAAGTCCTTGGAAGACAGCAGATTGCGCGAACGTGCATCAAACACTTCCGCACGCGTTAAGTCGCCATTCTTGGCGCGTTCGCTGAAGTCATCATACACCGTAGGATCGGACGCAATCGTTTCCTTGGTTGTGCGGCGCAACTCCGTGGCCGCATAGCTATGGGCCGACCGGTATTCTTCGGGCGACATAACGTCCTTGTATTGGTCCCTGATCGCGTCAAGCTTGGTGAAGTAATCTGGCGGTATCACCATGGCACCGGTTGTTTCATCGGTTGTCACCGTTGACTGCAAATCCGTGATAGCTTGGTTCGCTTCATTGTTGCGCTTCTTGATCGCGTCCGTTTCCTTGGCTTGCTGATCGGAAGCTTCAGACTTGATTCGAGAGTCGGCGGAATTCGTCAACTCTGCCAATTCTTCACCATTGATCATGCCGGTGAACTCGCCCTTCTGCAACGCTTCAAGCGCAGCTTCCGGGTTCGTTTCAATCATGCCTTTGATAGCGGACTTGGCAATGCCGTTTTCAATCTCTTTAAGAAGCTTGATCTTGGTCTTCGCGTCCAGGCGGTGTACGTCCGCATAGGCTTCAATGGCGTCCTTTGACTGTTCAATCTGCGCCTTCCAGTTGCCGGGATCATAGAACGCTGCATCGGAATACGCGTTCGTCACAGTCTGAAGCTGAAGCACGGCATTGGCCGAAGACACTTCCGAAGCATCCGCAGACGTTGAAATGTATTGGTTCGCCCATGCACCGGCACGGGTTTTCATAATGTATTCGCGGCCCTTCTTCGTCTTGGCTTCCATGCCGATCTGCTCATAGAGCGGCGTTGCCACTGTCTCCATGAAGTTCTTCGCCATGTCCGGATCGTTCGGATCGGCACCGGCCAAGTGATCCCGCCACTTCACGGCCAAGTCCGCTTGCGCCATAGCCATCTTGACAGTCAAGTTGGATACGTCTGCCGCTTCGTCTTCTTCCCGCGCTTCCTTCATGCGGGCTTTAATGTCCGCTTGCATACCGCTAATGCCGCGCCCGAGCGCGTTCCATCCGGCACCGATCAACTGCCCGCGATAGTATCCGTTCTGTCCAGACGCACGCGCCAATTCCGCCATGGGGCCGGGATCGGGGTACACGTTGTTTTCATAAATTGGAAGGGCGGGCATTATGCAACCTCTTTGAATTCAATGCCAAGCTTGTCATAGTCAACCTTGGCGTAACCACTCTCGTTATCGTTGCTGACAGCTTCAGGGAACAGGATAGCCACTTCGCTTGCCATGACGCCACTATAGCGCTTTTCGCTGCCGTTGTAGTTGAATTCATACACACCCAGGCCGTCACCGCGCCGCCCAATGAAGACAACGTTTTCTTTAAGCCGGTCATCTGAGAACATACCGAAGATGCCACCGACAAGCCCCATGATGCCGCCGGAACTTGCTGCCTTGGCGTTCGCCTTGGCTTGCGCGGCTTGCGCCATGTAGTTCTTGTATTCAAGCTGCGTGTTCATAGCCGTGACAGCTTTGGTAATGTAACCCTGCTTGCGGTTCTGCTTGATAATGTCCAGCACCGATCCCGAAAGCTTCAGGTTGTTCGCACCGGCAGCGGCTTCCGCAGCGCCTTCCGTTTGGAAAATCTCACGGCGAATCGCAAGGTCCTTCATCTTGCCCTGAAGCAAGGTGACGCGTCCGGCTTCCTTGAAATACTTCGCCTGTTCCTTGTAGCCTTTAGCCGTAGCTTGACCACTAAGAAACGAGCCTATGCCGCCAAATAATGAACCAAAATCCACGGTGCAATTCCTTACTTATCTTGCGTTTCGATGAACCCGCCCATTGCCGTGATAGTGCAAGAGTATTGACGCCTACACTCCCAAGCGATGCCACCGGCAAACGAATAGTTGTCAGTCAGAGTATCAGAGGCCACGCCAGAAAACAAGGCCGGTGCCACAATGGGCTTATTGCCGTCCGTGGTAAGCTTCACGGGCTTCAACCGCTCAAAGTCGGTGCCGATCCAAAGGTTCTGCGCACGGAACAGTTTCGCGGCATACCAATGGTTGCGGCGCTTCTTGCCGAAGGCCGGTCCGTTCTGTGCGCCCGCGTCCAGGCCGTAATCTGGCGGCAAGGATTGTCCGCGCGAAATGTAGGACACGCCAAACGCCGTGGGGCTGAAAATGTATTCCGCATTCAATTCACGATGCACCTGATCTTGCGTATAGCTCGTTCCCATCCATACGCGGAACCAATTAGGGTCCGTCCAAAAATTGTGATCGTTGGCCCATGTGCCGATATAGTTAGGCGGCGGATCAGCACCCGCGCCAATGGAAGTGAAGTTGCCGTAATCCAAAATGGACGGTCCCACTTCATCATAGAACATTTGACTTGTAATGATGAAGTTGAAGCCGGTGTCCTGTCCAGTGAAGGTTGTGACTTCGCCGGTGTCAAGGTTCAACTCATAGATCACGCCGTCAACGGCAAGCCATCCCCAACGATGATTATTCCAAGGTCCGTCACCCTGTCCCGGCGGGCCGGGAATACCAGCGGGCATAACCTCATTCCAAATTATGTCACCCTCACGCGATAGCTTCACCATGCGGCGTCCCGTGTTGATTAGCCCGGTGCACGCCATAAGCAGCGTATCATCATAAGCGATGTACGTCATGGTGCATTCACTGAAACCAGTTGTCCATGCGGGATCAATGGTAGTCGCTGCCACGTTGAACGTGTTGTCAAAGAACACACCAAGGCCAATGCTAAGGTCCGGCGCAATGCCGCCAACGGTCCACTCGTTTATAACTGCCGTATGCGCCCCGCCGAATGACGTTGACGATATGTTGCCAAGTGGCGCGATTGAGCCAAACGTTGTTACGCCAAGCAGTTCATACATGCGGAAGAACTTCGTATCATAGTCACTTCCGCCAGTGTTGGTGAATTCTCCCATGATGCCGCCAACGCCAAAAAGAACCCCAATGGGGCCGGACGATGACGCACCATACATGGCGCACCGCCCGTTGTTGCCACCCTTGCTTACCATAAGGAAGTTGCTGTTCTGAATAGTAAGCGTGTTAATGTCCGGGTACAGCAGAGAGAACCCCATGATGTTCTGTGGCGCGTGTGTGTCGGTTCCAGGTTGAACGTCCGCTTTTATCTCGCCCCACTTTTGCAGGGTCATGTTGTCAATCAATCCAAGGATGAACGAGCTATCGCCCGCCGCCTTAAAAATAATCATCACGGAACTGGAACCCGCTTCATGCTCCAAGTCCGGCGGGATCAACGTAATGTTGGTGTACGTGGTAAGAATACCTTCCGCGTCATTGTTGGGGAAGATCGCAGTATAATTAGTTGCTTCGCGCAGCAAGTCGCCGGTCAACGCATTGAATACGCGAATGTTGCAAGCGCCACCTGTTTCATACCGATAGAACACTTCGTTATCCCGATCCCACAATCCATAGCCACCGGAAGCCGTTGGCGTGATCTCGTTATCAATGACAAGTATAGAGTTGAGAGGTTGCAGCGGGTTCGTCGTGATAGGCGCGTCCTGCCACCGAAGCTGAATTCCCCAATCGCCATAGTCCGTGCCGTCATCCAAGCTTTCCAAGAACGCCAGGGTGAAGCCCGAGACAATGCCATACGGCAAGTCCATGTATCCGTTCGTGATCACAACGTCACCAAGATCAAGCCCGCCAACAAACGGGTGCAGCGTGACGCCTTCAAGATGCTCAAAGCCATAGACGCGGATACCGTCAAAGCTGTCACCGTTCGCGCTGATCATGCGGCGAATGTAGCCAGCCGGTGAACTGCCGTCCACATGCCATGCCTTCCATGTAGGATCACCGGTGCTTACTCCCGGCATACTGACTTCAATCCAGTCCGGCGCGTCCGGATCGGTGGGGTGCGAAGTGATAACGTAAATGCAATCGCTTGTGCCGTCAAAGCTTGGCCCTGCGGACAAGGCAGAGAAGGTACGTTCCATGCCATGCGTATGCCGGTGCCAGCCGGTGAACTGTTCTTCCAGCACGGATACCTTATGTGTTGCGCCAATCAGTTTGCCATCGGACAACCGGCAGAATAACGAAAGCATAGGCTCTTGGCACCATACCAGTTCCTTGACCATGGGCGAAGTAAGGCCGGATGCCTTTTCAGAATTGTTCACGCATTCAAATTTGTTCTGATAGTTGCGGCGGAACGTCATAGCCTTTCGGCCACTGGCTTGAACGAACACGGGCGAACCATAGGCTTGCACCGCTTCAATGTCCGCGCTGCCCGCAGTCGTGGGGTTACGCGCCTGAAGCGTTGTGGGCGATACTGGATCGTCCATGGCAGATGCACGCACAAGCCATTCACCGGCAAGCGTGCCTACCGCAAGGCCGTCTTCAGTTGACACCATCCAAGTGATAGTTTCGCTGTCCTTGTTATTCAATATGCCGCTCAACGCATTGCTATCCGATACCGAGCCTTCATTTTCAGTTGGCGAGAATGTGAGGGACTTGAAGTTACGGCTGGCGTCCAGTCGGTTCTTGATCGCACCGGCAAGCCACAAACGGGCTTCATGGTATGCGCCGCAAGTTGGCCACCCGGTAGTATCCGAATAGACGCCCAAGCGCCAATGGATCGTGGCGGTGCCACTGGACGGCGTATCACCCATTATCTCTGCGGTGACATGCGTTGTATCAACAACGGTCACGATCTTCAGCCAAGTGATTACAACCGTATCCGCCGTGATCTCCCACTTCGTTCCCGTATCAGTCGTGGGATCATTGGCAAGGTTGTTAGACACAAGCGACTTATAGATATTGTTGTCGGAACCAAGGACCTTGGCTTCCTTGCCATACGGAACCGCATTGCTCCATGCTTGCGGTCCGGCCTGAAACCAAATCAGCCGGTCAACGTCTGTGGACTGGAAGCCGTCACCTTCATTCACGCCCGCCGTGCCGGACGCTGTTACAGTGACGGTGCCGGACGTACCGCTCAAGGCGAAGGTTGTCACCAATTCGTTTTCGTCAAGGTACGGACCGTCAATGAATTCAGTTTCGCCAAAGGTGAACTGCGTGACGCCGTTGACTACAAGCGAATAGGGGCGCTTGCCAGGGCAGAGGAACAACACATTGGTATCCGTGTCCTGCACAATGCGGACGTTCGGCAGATCATCGGCGGTATAGGGCGTGTTGAATTCGAGAAGGCGCTTTACTTCATCCACCTGTCCCAAGTTTATCCAGCCAATCGAAGCGCCGTCAATCGGATCGCCGGTCACTGGATCGTACAGCGTGAACGTGTTCTTGCTTGTGTTCACATCATCAATAAGGAACTGCCGATTATAAAGCTTGTAGGACTGCGGCGGATCACTGGTAATATCGAACATGACGGTATCGCCATCCGACCAATTCAAGTCCGGCACCCGGACCTTGGCCGGTGTCGCTTTGTTTATTGTGATAACGCGCTGCTTGCCGGACGCGTCCGATTCGTCGCGCACATGCGTAAGACCGGCCACTAGCCGCAATTTGCCGGGGGTAAGTTCGGCCTGATACGCTTGGCTCTTGCCGAAGCGGAACGGAAGCAAGCGCCCGCCCTTGACGCCGTTGCGCGTGTTGTTGATCCGGCGAAAGCCCATGCGCCGCGTCCAAGCGCCTTCTTCCATAGGATAGGAATTCAGGCATTCATTCAGCGCTGTCTTGTAAACCTCAAGGTTGCTGCGGCCCTGCGCAGTCTCAGACCACAAGCCACCCCGGAAGTCGGTTTGCACATAAGAAGCATCGGCCATCTTAGTACCTTGACGTAATGTATGAGTCTTCCGGCGATTCAACCGGCCCTTGCTCAATTGCGTTCACGGTCCGCGCTTCCGACATGAACTTGTCATAGAAGCTTGAAATGTTCTTCAGCTTGCCGGTGCTTTGCGTTATAGGTTCGCACACTTCCAGCGCAGCGGCGCACGAATACCCGTTGAGGAACATAGGGTCCCAATCGTCCGGGTTCATAATGTCGGCAACGTGGCGGAAGTGAAATGGACCGGCCTGAAACGATAGGAAATAGTTCCCCTCATAAATCAAGTCACTGTACGGACTGGCGGACGGTGCGCCCAATGGCATATACGAACCCTGCTTAGGGTTCTGCGGCGCTTCGCGCATGAAGCCAGTGGGAAGCCGGAACAGGTTCAAACCCTTCTGCGTAGGGATCGTGTAGCTGGCTTCGGCCAAGGTCATGGAATTCGTGACTGCCCAATTGCTTGGGTTGCTGTCCGGCTGCTTGTCCTGATTGCTGGCAGTCAGAGAAACATAAGTGACTTCATCGTAGATCACACGATCCCCGATTCCGTAAATGGTGAACTGCGCCCAATCCTCAACAGAAATGCGCGTCCAGTAATCCGTGTCGGTTACGGCATTGCCAAGGTTATCCGCAGCAATCGAAATATAAAGAACGTCATTCTCATAGACGTACTCGCCCTGAAGGTATGTCACTTCAGCATCATACAGGTCTGCGCTGTCCGCACCCAGGTAAGGAACCCATTGCGAATAGTCGCGGTGTGACGGATCAAGATTTGTTCCATCCTTGACGCTCATCCAACTGTCTGTGCCGTAGCGCACGCGGTCATTGATTGAGTACGCAACGCGGGCGTCCCACTCGGGCCATATGGCAACATAGGTTGTCGCAGTCCAGGGGCGCAGAATTTCCGTGCGGATAGAGAAGCGCCAAACGTTGCGGCGCAATTCAAACCGGCGCGTAATGTCAAAGGTTGTGCGAATTTCATCCGCGCCCTTGCTGTCTTCAGCCGCCGTTCCATAAAGCGTTGATCCCTCAAGGATGCGGGTTGCACCACACCGTTGCAGAATTTTATTTGCTACATCGGTTTCAGTGATCATAGCCCTGTCCTTTAAGCTGCGAAGTTCCCGGTGTCAGTCAGTGACAGACGGCGCAATTTCCACCAACTGCCTTTAAGCGGGACAATATCCCCGGCGCTGATTGTGGACTGAATCAATAGGCTAGTTCCGGCGTCATTGTCAATAAGCGCCTTGAGGCGGATATAGTGATTGACGCCCGTGGTCAACGCAGCGGTAACAAACGTCCGCGCTGCCGTAGCATCATTCAGCAATTGGCCCTTCAACGGCGTTGCCGTTCCAGGCGGTGCAACAATGCCCGTGACCGGCGACATTTCAAAGTCGAAGTTCTGCCAAGTCGGTGCGGCGGAATTTGTGAGCGTCAACGTGTGCGTTCCGGAAGTTGTCTTTGCATAGAGCAAGTACAACTCAAGTTCATAGCGGGAACTTGGGATAAGCACCGGATTTTTGTTGGTGCCAAAGAAGTTGGCAATCGTTGTGATCGCGCTGCCGTTTGCTGTCAGCATGACACGCTGTTCCGCCGGGATATACCCGCGTCCCTGCGTAGCGTTGTGCGTGACGAAGAATGAAACACCGTCAAACTCAACCGCGCCAGCTTCAGCCGCAGTAAGCGGCGAACCGGACGTAAACTTGAGCGGTGCCAAGCCAGCGCCCGCAGCGCCAGCCGAAAGCGTGATCCGCTTGTTCGTCAAAACTTCAATGCCGGTCAAGGTGACGTTTGCGCCATCGGCCACGTTCAAAAGTGTGAGCAGTTGCGCTTTGGTCAATGCAACGGGTACGCCGGTGCCAGCGCCAGCCGCGCGGCCTATGACCGTGCTTTCTGCCATGTTCGCCAGCTTCGCCAGCGTGACTACGCCATCTTGAATGGTATAGACGGTGCCGCCCGAAGTGATAACAATGTCGCCTTTGTCGCCATCGGATACGGGTGGACCTTGTTCACCCTGCCGTCCGCGCGAACCAAAAATATAATGACCGGCCATGGGACTTACTCCCCAGGTACGCGCACAATGGTTACATAAACCGCCGTGGCTGTTGCGATTACAACGCGATATTGGCCGGGGGGCAAGTCATAGGTGGCTACGCCCGCAGCCGTAAGCGCCGTGGCTACAAGTAGCCAAGATGATCCGTTCGGCCCGAGCATTTCAATGCCCACCGAACCGCCGCCAAACGTGGCAGCTACGGCAAACTGGTATTTGCCGCCGTTGAGAACAAACGCGCTCGTAGTAGCTGCGATATTCTCAAATTTGACTGCCTCTTGCGCACGCATTAGACTTGTCCAATTACGCTGTCACGCCCGTCAATGATCCGGCGCTTGATTGCGTCAAGCGCGGCAGAAATTTCCAGGGTTGTCCAGCCAGTTGTGCCAGCGCCCAATTCAACACGAAGTTCAATGTCCGAACCGGCGGAAGTAGCGTCACCAACAACAACGTTGTCCGGGTTGTTGGGTTGCCCACGATTGAGGCTATAAAATTTGTCGGCCATTAGCTTATCCCTTCGATTTGGAGCAAGGCAGCTTTCAGTGCCACCTTCACTTGGTTCAATGTCATAGTGGTATCATAGACCACTGTTAGCTGTCCAGCCGTTTCCGCAGTCTGCGCGGCAAGATAGGTAGTCAACGCGGCATCCGCCGTATCAACATGGGCTTCCGTAGGCGAAGCGCCATCGGCTTGAAGAACGGCCATGGCTGCGACAAGCGCGGTGGAAGAAGGTTCACCGGGGCGATTGATTACGCCAGCGGATGAAATGTTGACAATGTGCTTTGCCATGACGGACTCCTAGCGTGAGGAAAAACGGGGGCCGAAGCCCCCGCTAGATACTTACGGGCTGCAAGTTTCAACCTTCATGTACAGGTCCCCGCCGGACGCAGCGTCAACGGTCATGGTTCCCATTACATCGAACCAGCCGCCGGGATCGGCAGACAGTCCGGCAGCTTGCCAGATCGGAAGGAAGCGCTCCGCCATGGTATAGAACCCACCTTCATTGGTGATGATGGTTTCAGCCATAGCGTTGGTGTGGACAACCGCCGAAGCGAAGAAGTCCGCGTCAATTACGCCACCGGCAGTTCCGCCAATGCCCAAGTCGGGACCGGCGGGCGGATAGGCCAAGCCATAGTTCATTGCGCACGAACCGCCAAGCGCAGCGCCTTCAATCGTGACCTTTTTGACAAGGGCGTTTGAGCGAATGCGGGTGAAGCGATAGGTGGACGTAGCCTGATCGGTTGCCGCTACAGACACAAGCGCGTCCTGCGTACCATATTCAGCCTTGGCACCAAGACCGGCCTGATTTGCCACGCGGGGCGAAGCGTCCAGGTTCGTGATCGGGGTGGATTTAAGATTTACAACGGCCATTTTAAGTCTCCATGTTTTCTTTCAGTAGAAGTGGGGGCGGGTTTCAATCGCCCCCGGCTTCAAGGGTTACGGGGTAATGTCGGCACCTGAAGTGTCGGCACAGAGAATTTCAATGACCTTACCGGCTTCGGTGCGGGTAGCGCCGTAGCTGGCAACGGTTGAAATGTCCCAAGGGTTGCTTGAGAGATCGGGGCGCTGGAATACTTGCGTCTTAATGTCCTGCCAGATACCGAGATACAGGCCGGACTTGACGAACACAAGCACGCTGCGCACGTTGGACGCCCAAGCAAGGCGTTCCGACTGGCAGATATTGAAGCCCATGTACTTGGTCACTTTGCCATCGACCAAGATACCGCCGTTCTTGTTGAACTCGTTTGAGGTAACAAGAGCCTGATTGCGCAGATCGGCGTGCTGGCTTGAACCGATAATCGCGGTGCCAAGACCGGCTTCCAGTTCTTCCGTGTTGTGGTACTTTTCCAGAATGCGCCGCGCTTCGTTCAACTTGGCCACCGTCAAGCCCACCGCGCCGGACGCACCGAACGCAGCGGCAATCTGGAACTTTGCCGTATCAAACGCTTCCGTGGTGAGCGAACCAACGTCAACACCAATGGTGCTGGCGGCAGTCGCAGCGCGGATAATTTCATCGTCCCAGGCGCGGGCAACCGCAGCCGAAGCACGCTCCACCAACTTGGACTTGGGATCAATCGGCGTCTTCAACTGATCAAAGTTGTCAACGTACTGATCGCCTTCCTTGTCAACGGGCATAACCCAACGGCGCTGATAGTCAGCCGGGGTATTCTTCTTGGGCGAGAAACGCCCTTCAGGGGTTTTCATCTGCATCGGCCCAACCAAGTTGAGCGGGGATGCAATTTTCGCACCGACATGATTCCCTTCTTCAACCTTGCCGCGAAGCATTGAAGACTTCTGCTGAAGGTTCATCTGAAGCAGGTTTTTATACTGCACGGTGAAAAGTTCGACTAATCCATTGTCAGCCATAATAGTCTCCATTCGATTTAAGGGAAACCCACGGCTTCAGGATTGAAGGTGTCGGGGCGTGAAGACCTTGGGAGCGAGAGGATCAGGGCGGACAGGAATCACACTTCAAAACCCACTCGCCCCAAGGTTCGGTATATAAGCTAGATAAAAAGAAAGCCGCAGTCAAGCGGCTTTCTAAAATTATTTTTGGCCGATCTTTTGGCCGATTATAAGCCCGCTTGAATGCGGGTCAAGTCATTGAATTCCTTCATGGCTTCAGGGTTGCCGGACTGGTAGCGCTTGAACCATTCGGAGTCATTGCGCAAAGATTCCAGCTTCGCAGCCGCTTCGTCCTTCGTCATCACACCATTGCTATTGGAGTTACCGCGCACAAAGCGGTCTTCCCCAATCTTGGTGCCAATGTCGCGGAACATTTCCATAAGGGCCGCATAGCCAATAACACCCTTCAGCGCTTCTTGCTGTTCCGGCGTAACGCCAAGCTTCAGCATGGCATTGTCGGCCACCACTTGATTTGACGCTGCGTTGTGTCCCCAATTCTGCGCAAGCTTGTCCTTCTCTTGCGCAAGTTCGCCCTGATACAGCGCGGTCTTGCTGCCTTCAGCTTTTTCGTTCAAGTCCATAAGGCGCTTCCCGAGAAGCGCGGCGGTGGCCTTCGGCAACTTCAGTTCCGCAACCAAGGTCCGCAGTTCTTCAACTTCGGTGTCCTTCATTGTGGAGCCATCGGAATACTTCAGCGTTGTGAAGTCGTATTCCTTGGGGTCCGCCGGTACGCCAAGCTTGGCATGAACCTTGTTCCAAGCTTCAACGTCTGCGGCGTCCTTGGGCAGACGGATCAACTGTTCCGCCGGTGCGCCAATAAGTTTTTCCGCTTCACGATGGAACCCAATGGCGGCAATGGCCGCTTCTTCAGGCTTCATCTTGTCCAGGCCACGGGCTTGCATGTAGCCTAATACTTCTGGCTCAGGTGTCCCGTACCAAGGCTTCACATCGCCCGAGCCGCTTCCGCTGCCCGTGCCTTCGCCTTCGTAGTTAGGGCTGATCATAAAAGTTTTCATTGTGGGGTTCCTTTCCCGTTGTAAAGATCAAGTAGTTCTTCAGGTGACAATCCAATGTGTTGCTGGATACGAAGCCACACTTCGCGGCGTCCTTCCAACATGAAAGTTCTGTGGTCATCACCCGGCACCATACAACTTTCATTAGCGCGGCAAAAAATATACAGGTCCCGAAGAACCATGCGACTTGCCAGATCGCTATACGAAAACACTTTCATGTAGGCGCTCTTGCGTCCGGTGAGGAACGCAATCGCCGCTTCCAAAGTTCTTGCAATCATTGTCCTGTCTCCACTTTGTTATTTCGCATTGCCTTTGTCCGCAACTGCCTTTGCCTTGAGCATCGCCGCAGCAGCCGGGGCCGCTTGAATTTCGGCTTGCTGATCCATCGCTTGCTGGCGACTGTCCTTCTTCGCTTGGCTTTCTTCCGGCGAAGCCATCCAGCTTTCCGGCACGGCCTGAATGTCCGCAATCTCCCGAGAGGCTTTCGAGAAGTTGAATTCGTCCAGCGGTGTTGGGTCCTGCGTAATGTTGACGATGCCGGTCAAAATTTCCATGGTGCGTCCGAAGCCCGCAACCTCTTGCGCACGCATGGCGCGGGAAAGCGGTGAGGTATAGACCACGTTGTATTCCGCACGCGCTTCACGCATGACTTCAGGGACCGGCGGCAGAATTCCAAGTTCCGCCATAACGTCCATTTCACGGTGGATCATGGGGCCAAGGTATTCCGATTGCTGGCGTCCCACGGTAGGAGCCAAGAGGATGCCCTTCTGATTGACGATCTCAATGACTTGCGTTGCGGTCATCTGCGGATTTTCCTGAAGGATTTTGAACATGCCGATCAGGAACGCGTCATCAATGATCATGTTTTCGCGTGCCATCATTTCTTCAGACACTTGAATGTTGCCCACCGGCAGCGTGCCGACAAGTGGCTTGCCGTCCGAAGACCACCCGCCTTTGTTCAAAGCGCCAGGGCGCATGGAGAAGTCCACCATGCCGTCATCCGTTGTGAGAAGCACCGGCGAAGCTGCGCGGTGGCCTTGCACAAGGAAGTCACGCTTTTCTGCGTTGATCGTCTTGATAGCCGGAAGGATCGTCATGGCCGGACCACGGGCATAGACTTCACCCGGCGCATTCTCATAGCGGTTCACGGAAATGGGGAACGTGTTGTATCCGCTTTCGGAAATAAGGTGTCCGCCATTGCCAAGCGCAATGTAATAGCTTGCCCACGGCTTGCCCTTGGAATCAATGCGCTGCGGATCATAGAACGCACGCGGGCAGACGCGGTGCAGGAATTCAAATTTAGAATTCGGGTCCTTGTTTTCTAACAAGGTCTGCGGAAGATTTTCTTCCCCGAACTGCGCAATGGCTTGCGACTTGTCCAGCCAGAAGATGCGGCAGAAACGATCAATCAATCCTTGGAAGTTCTGCCCAAGATAAATCTCGCCAATGGGGATGCAGCTATAGCGCACACCACGGCCACCGTAAGCGTCCCGCAAAGGATCAATCCACAACACGCCGTTGCCGAACGCGCCCATGGAAATGTAGGACGTAAGGTTCTGTGAAGCAAAGTTCGCGGACGGCTTGTAGCGTTCCTTGAACATGATCCGGGTGACGATCTCAAACCACATGCGGACTTCGCGCAGCTTGTTCAAGTCTTCATTGTCGGAAGTTAGTTGGTGCCACATCATGTTCCGTGGCGTAAGCAGACTGTCAATGATGGAGCCGAAGCGGGACAGCGCAAGCGCCGCAGACGAATCAACTTGCTTCTCCGTCTTCTTCTCGCCCGGTGTGTTGTACGATCCGCGCGTGAACGTGTTGCGATAGGACGGCAACACAAGTTCCGCGACTTCTTCCCAATGCGTTTCAAAGACCGTCCGATCACGAATCAGCGCGTTCATGTCCTTGATGCTTTCAGCAACTATTTGCTCATTGGAAGCCATTTGCTATTCTTTCCCAAATTGACGCGCGTTCTTTCGGTTGTGCCACTGGCTTAGGTCCTACTGATCCGTCTTTCTTGGGTACAGCAGGAACCATTCCCCGATTAAAGTTTTTCTTGGCTTGCTTGTAAAGATTTGTGGGGCCAGGGTCCATACCAGCACCAAATACGCCGCCACCGCCAAACAACCCAACCATTTCATTTGCTCAACACATTGTTCCAGAAGTCTTTGGCCCTTTTCTTTTTGTTGGCCGAAGCTTCAGCAGCCGCCTTTGCTTTAGCGTCTGCGTCGAGTTTTGCGGACACTTCGCTATTGGACTTCTTGGCCGCTGCAATGTCGGCAAGGCGCTGCGCCCGTGCACGCTCATTTCCGCCGCCCGCGTTCCCAGGTCCGGACTGTGATTGATTGCGCTTTTTAGCGCCGCCAAAACCGAGCCAATCAGAGATAGCCATGATGAAAATTCCTTCGCCAATTTCGATACTCCACCCTTTATACGGGTTAGAACGGGCTTATGTCAACGTCCTTTGCCATGGGGGTGCTGTTCGACTTGGCACCCCACATATCCGGCGACACATAAAGCACCGGTTTTGCTTTGCGAATCGACACAACACCATGACGGCTGGCGCTCATAAGATCGTCTTCCACCTTATTAATTTGCCCGTCAACTCTGTGATAAAGCCGGTATTCGTCGCGCCACATATGGCACGTATCGAAAACCTTGTACCGGTTGCTGCCCATGCGTTCATCCATCTGCATGATGCCCAACTCTGTGGAGTTAGAACCATCGGGGAAGGTGGAATGTTCCGGCAGCATATTGACGCCGTGCTTCTTGTAGATTTGCCGCAGCGGGAGAAGTTCGCCTTGGAATTCCTTGCGCTGTTCGCCGTCATGCGGCCAAGCTGCCGGGATCAGCCAGCCCCTATTGTTGTGCACCGGCTTCATGGCCGAAGCGTGCGCCAGGGTGACAGCATTCGCCATTCGTATTTCATGCGTCACGTAAATGGTATCGGTGTCACGGTTGTACGCATTCAGCACCGCAGCGAACGGGTGTGTCATGCCGAAGTCCAAACTCCAAAGCCATGACCAGTGATCGGGGATCGTGAAGGGCTTGATAAAAATTGACGCTTCCGTGTGCTGGAAGATTTTGCCCGAGCCAAGCACCGGGATACCTTTGGTTCGCGCTTCAAGTTCGTGCGGTCGATAGCCCGCAATCATTTCCGCACGCTTCTCTGGCGTCAAGTGTTCCGCGTCATCAATCGTCATTGTGGTCACGCGCCGGTATGGGCTTTCTTCATCAAGGAAGCGCTTCACAACATCGGACCGTCCTTGCAACGGCGTGAAGGTCATAATAACAAAACCGTTCGTGGTGATGATACGCGTATAGCCTTCCGAATAAATATCAGGTGGCGGTTCTTCGTCGAACCAAACAAAGTCCAGGGTGTCGCCCTGCCACTTCTCTTGGCCGCGCTCATATGACTTGAACTTCAATTCCGAATAGCCGCCGGTCACATGCTTGACCAAGATCGTATCGTACAGGCCGGACACGCCCCGCGCCAATGTCATGGTCTTGGGATCAAGGCAGTCCCTTGGGATCATGCCGGTGCCAATGCCGTTCGCAGTTTCACCAAGAAGAATTCTCTGCACAACGTCACGCGTTGACTCTGCCGTAACACCCGCCGCCCATCCGCGCACCGGACGATCATAGCGGCGTCCCGGCCAATCTTTCGGATACCGGCCTGTCAGGTGCATCGCAATTTCCGCACCGCCGCACATGGTCTTGCCCACGCGGTTAGCTGCCATCAACAAACGTTCGGTGTATGTCGCGCCGTTGCGGTGGAACTCCAACTGCTTCTTGTACGGCTTATAGTACAGCAGTTGGTTTTCGGATTTGCGCTTCGCAATTTCCGCAAGCTGCGCTTCAAGCAGCAGCATCTTCTTCCGGCGTTCCTTATCGTCGGGTTCGCTTTGTGCTTCCCATGACTCAATCATCAAACACCCCGAGCAGCCACAGTATCAGAAGGATAATCAAAATTGTGGTAATATCCATTGCCGTTACTCCTGTTTCAATCCAAGCATGGCGTCTAGTTCTTCTTGGTCCTGCCGCGTCTGATCATCTTCCCACGCTTCGCCCCGCGCGTGAATCGCCTCAACGGTTTTTTCCATACCGCCGCTGCCGTCAATGACTTCGTAATCAGCTTCTTCAGCTTCGCGTCTGCCCAATAGCTGCAACGGATCAATGCCAAGTTTATTGCAAAGGTCGGTGACACGCCTTTCAATCTGCGCATTCGTTCGATGATCTTCAACGATGACACGGCTTACCCCCTCAACAATCAGTCCGGCGCGGTTCAACAACTCAACGGACGCCTTGAATCGATTCTTGTCAAACTTGCTATCTGCAATTTCCACAAGGACGGAAGCCGCCAGCACCGCCCCGGCCCTAATGCGTTCTTCGGCCACTTCCCGAATCGCCGCCAGGACATTCTTCTTTCGCAGCAGCAGATACGCAGCACGCCCCGCAGCCATGTCATTGTTGCCGTAGCCAGCTTTGCGTGCTGCCTCTGCGCCATTGATACCGCCCTGATCAGCATAGGCAATGACGAACGCGCGTTGCGCGTCTGATAGCTCCTGCATGGCCGGACCAAAATCGTCTTCGTCCATTCCAAGGGTGATCATTTGTGTGCGTGCAGTTTGGCCCATTATGCTTCCGATTCTCTTTCCGCCGTGATCGTCAACCGCGTCACCGCAGTATCCTTGAATGGTTTGTACGGCTCAACTGATAGTGCTGTCAACTTCAGCCTTCCACCGTTCGCCCGTTCATGCCGAATCACAGCGTCACGAATCTTGTCACGCACCCAGGGCTTCAGGTCCAGCAAGTCAATGGGTTCGTCAAACAACCAGTTACCTTCAACTTCAATTTTCATGGTATGTCTCCTGTCATCAATGGTGCGCACTATGATCCCGAGCGGGAAGAAATGTCAACCCCCGGCCTACATTCGCTGCAAATGTTCCCGAGCGGGACAATATGTCGAGAAAATCCAAAATTTTGAACAGATGCCCCGGTATGTGTACATTAACCATAGTGTATATAAGCTACTTGAGTTTTCAAAACCGGCGCGAAAGAGACTCGGGGGGACGTATAGTACTCTGCGCCGCGCTGCGGGGGTACGCCCCCACCCCACCCCGGTCATTTATATACATGGGGCGGGCAATGCTATGGCGCTCTCATATGTGCACATATGCAAGCCATGTACATAAGCTGCATTGGCCCATGTATATAAGGCGCTTCATGTATAACAGCGGTGATCCATGCGCATATTCGTGGCGCGGTGCGCTTGTGGTGTGGTGCGCTCATTCATGTATATAATGCGCTCGAATGTATATAAGCTTGATCTAGGCCACGCTCAATTGTGCTGCCTGTATATAAGCTAAACCCAGGTAAACCCGTGTTTGATCAAGCTTGCCTCTCTATTCCCTATTCTCTCTTAGGCTCTTAATCTCTTGCCCATGTAAATGGGCAGAGATAGAATCAGCATTATAGAAGCACATGGATAGGGAATAGATCGGGGCATGTATATAAGCCGCTTGACTGGCGCTGGCGTTTCATGCTATGGCCTCTTGGCCAATTCAGGCAGAGACAGGAAACGATCACATGAAGAACCTACCCAACATTGAGAAGTTGCCGGGTAAGAAGCATTACACCGGATATGGCGGCGGCAAGGTGTGGCGCATTGTGAAGGTGCGCACCTTCTGGCGTGCAGAGGCAATCAACACAAATGTATATGCAAGGCTCACGGCTGGCACGCTCACCACAATGAGCGCCAAGCTTGAGGCGGTGCAGCCATGATCATTCACATTGTAAGGCGCAACGTTGCGCTTGGCCCTAAGCCTATCGTGCTGCACCTTGAAAACGTTGCCTATGCAATTGTGATCAATGGCAAGCTTGATCAGGTGATCCAATGAAGGTGTTAGTCGCTTGCGAATACAGCGGCACGGTGCGCCGTGCTTTCAATGCGCTGGATCATGTTGAAGCATGGTCTATTGATTTGCTGCCTTCAGAAGACGGCAGCAATCGCCACATAGTTGGGGACGTTCGTGACGGCATTCTAAATGAGGGTTGGGATTTGCTTATGGTGGCGCACCCGCCATGCACAAGGCTATGCAATAGTGGGGTGCGCTGGCTTACAGTACCGCCACCGGGCCGGACATTGGAATCAATGTGGGCAGAGTTGGACGAAGGCGCGGCGCTATTCTCAACGTTGTGGAATGCACCGATTGAACGCATTGCCGTTGAAAACCCCGTCATGCACAAGCACGCCAAGGCACGCATTGTGAACTATACCGAGTTCACGCAATCGATTCAGCCTTGGCAATTCGGCCACGGTGAATGCAAGCGCACATGCCTCTGGCTGAAGAATTTGCCACCGCTCACCCCGACTAACATTGTGGAAGGGCGTGAACAACGCATTCACATGATGACACCGGGCGCGGATCGGTGGAAGGAACGTTCTAGGTTTTACCCCGGCATAGCACAAGCTATGGCGGAACAATGGGGCGG